TCGCTAGAGGGGGCTGCCAGAGCCCTTGCAGCTCCCTCTAGTCTTTAGAAAGGATAACAATGAGCATCACAACAGTCGCAGAGCTTCGTACCGCACTAGGTATCGGAACTCTCTATACTGATGCCGTCTTGCAGTCAGTCTGCGATGCATCTGATGATGTCATGTTGCCTTTTCTATGGACTAACACGACTCCAGTAATCGGGCATAGCAACACAGCCCACACAGGCACTTCTTATTTTCAAGATCGAGTTGATGATGTGTTCTATGTAGGACAGTCTCTAAATATCACAGGCTGCGGAAGCAAGCACAACGGCAATAAGACTTTAACTGGCGTGGGTGAGTATTCAGTAACTTATGCAATTACAGGCAATAACAATGTTGAAACGCCTTACCACCCAATTAACCCTTACGGCAAAGCAGCAGCAGACACCTATGTGGATTACACAACTATCCCTGCTATCCAAGAGGCAAGTCTCATGATTAGCGTTGCTATTTGGCAAGCTCGTCAAGCTCCAACCGGACAAGGCGTAAGCATTGATGGATTCGCTCCAAGCCCTTACACAATGTCTAATCAACTCATGGCTCGCGTTCGTGGCTTACTTGCACCATATCTCAGCCCTAACTCAATGGTGGGCTAATGCCAGCGATTACCACCCTACGATCTAGCATAGCCTCGGCTCTTACCGATAATTCTAAGTGGTCAGTATTCTCATACCCACCAGCGAGCCCTATTGCTAACTCTGTAATCATCAGCCCTGCTGATCCATACATCACGCCAACTAATAATGACCGCACATCAGTCGCGCCTTTAGCCAACTTCTCAATCAATATCCTTGTGCCTCTTCTCGATAACCAAGGCAACCTTGCCGGTATCGAAGATGATATTGTAAGAATCTTTCAGCTTCTCGATGCTTCAAGCATTGTGTTCAATGTAGGAACTGTGAGCGCTCCAGCCGTTCTAAGCCTACCTACTGGAGACTTGCTGAGTTGTACAATACAGATCAGCACCCTAACGGAATGGAGTTAAATCATGACCGATTTAGCGCAATGGGAAAAAGAAAATGAAGCCTTCCTGATTAAAATCGGTCAGGTTGCTTCTAAGCCAGAAACAAAAACAACAACTAAGAAAGATGAGGAATAAGCCGTGTCAGTATATCTAAGCAACGGAGTGGTTCTTACTGTAAACGCGGTAGACCTTTCAACTCTAGTATCAGCAGTCACAATCAACCGTTCATTCGACGAGCTCGAAGTAACAGCAATGGGCGATTCAGGACACAAGTTCGTCAAGGGCTTGGAAGCATCTTCAATCACAATCGACTTCTTCAATGATGAAGCAACTTCAAAAACACTCCAGACACTTCAGACAGTATGGGGAACAAGCACAACAGTCACAGTCAAGCAGACTTCTGCAACAGTATCAGCTACAAACCCACTCTACACAATGAGCTGCCTTGTAAACAACACAACACCTATCAACGGTGCAGTTGGAGACCTTTCAACTCAGAGCGTAACTTGGAATGTAAACGGTACAATCGCTGTAACAACAGCACCATAACCGAAACTAACTAAGGGGCTAACATGGCAAAGCTAAAGGTAACAAGGGCTGACGGACAGGTTCAAGAGTTTGAGATAACTCCCCTGATCGAGTACGCCTTCGAGCAATACGCCAAGAAGGGCTTTCACAAAGCTCTTATAGAAGACCAGAAGCAGTCAGATGTTTACTGGCTCTGCTGGGAAGCAATTAGGCGTTCGGGTGAAACAGTCAAACCTTTCGGGGAAGGATTCCTTGAGACTCTCAAGTCAGTTGAGGTCTTAGAGTCTGACCCTTTAGGGTAGATCGGAACTCCCTCACCTATCTCGCAGCTCGCTTGAGTTACGAGTATGGAGTTCCCTTCCAAACCATTGTTGAGTTATCACCGATGGCGTTCAAGGCACATTTAGAAGTCCTCAAGGACATAGCGAAGGAGCGAAGCGATGCGAGTAGAAATACGCGGAAACGCTGACTTTCGCAAAGCAATGCGACGCTTCACGCCCGACCTTGAGAAAGCCTTACGCAAAGAGATTGGCGCAGCTCTTCGCCCAGTTGTAAGAGAAGCAAAGGGATTCGTTCCCGCATCATCTCCTATGTCTGGGTGGGCTGGTCGCTCATTTAGTGAAGGCAAGTTTCCAACCTTTAACGCTTCAATCATGAAGGCTGGCATTAAGTATTCAGCAAGCCCTAGCAAGGTAAACCGTGAAGGCTTCAGCTCGATGGCAAGCGTTCAGAACAATAGCCGCGTAGGTTCTATCTATGAAGGCGCTGGTCGCGCTAACCCTAATGGACAGCCTTGGGTTGGTCCTAAAGGATCTAGTAGCAACCGATACAGCAAGTCCAGAAACCCTAAAGCTGGAGAACAGTTTATTGCTAACCTGCCACCACTTGTCGGCAGCTTAAAGGGTCGAGGTCGCTTGATATATCGCGCATGGGCTAACAACAGAGGCAAGGCAGAAGGAGCTGTTAATAAAGCAATTGACACGGCTCTGACAGAATTTAGAGCTCGCGCTAAACAAGGTCTAAGGAAGGCAGCATAATGGCAACAATCTATGAAGAGATTAAGATTGCTTCCAAGGCTGACACCCGTGGATTTAAGAAGGCTGAATCAGCCGCCGCTAAACTAAACAAGACTCTTAGAAATCTTGGACTAGCACTTGGTACAACTGCTCTAGTCTCTTATGGCAAGGCAGCAGTTAAGGCTTTTGCAGCCGATGAGGCAGCAGCAAACCGCTTAGCCACGGCAGTCGATAACCTTGGGCTTTCATTCTCTCAGGTTCAGGTTGCAACCTTTATTGACAACCTTGAGCGCAGCGCAGCAATAGCCGATGATGTACTTCGCCCAGCCTTCCAAGGATTACTAACAACAACTGGATCACTAACCCAGTCTCAGAAACTTCTCAACGATGCTATTCAAATCTCAAGGGCAAGCGGTATCGATTTAGCCACAGTCGCAACCGACCTCGGCAAAGGCTATGTAGGGATTACTAGAGGCTTAATCAAGTACAACACAGGCTTGACTAGAGCTGAGATTACAACTAAATCATTTAACGAGATTCTCGGCATTATGCTTGCCCGTTCAGCAGGTTCAGCACAGGCTTACCTTGAAACAACCTCTTACAAGATGGAAGTCCTTACAACAGCAACCGGAAGAGCTCAGGAGACAATCGGCAAAGGTCTAGTAGATGCTCTTGCTCGCGTAGGCGGTGGCACAGAAGCCAGCGATGCAGCTAAGGCGATTGATAACATTGCCAAAGCCACCAGCAATGTAATAGTTGCATTGGGTACTGGTATCGGATTGATTGAGAAGTTCCGTAAAGGTTATACTAATTTTCTAGCAGGTGGCGATGTAGATGCCATGCTGCAAGCTCCTAAGCCATCAACTAATCGATCAGCATCTCCAGCCGGTACAGCGCAGCGCACAGCGCAGCAGCGCCAAGCAGAAGCGACAGCAGCCAAGCGAGCCAAGGAGTTAGCAGCCTTGCAGACTAAGCAGGTTAAGTCTCAGAAGGCTTTGACTGACGAGCAGAAGAAGCAGGCAGCTCTTAAAAAAGCCGGTTCTATCTTTGACTTAGAACAGGTTCAACTCATTGCTGCCCTTAAGGGTAAACTATCCGATGAGGATCGCAAGCGCGTTGAACTCCAGTTTGCTTTGATTACTGGCAATGTCTCAGAAGCTAAGAAACTAACTGCCGAGATAGCGGCGGCTCAAGGATTGAGCAAAGACTTGGCTGGGTATCTCGCAAGCCTTCCAGATGCTAAGAACCCGTTTGAGGCTTGGTCTTCATACCTTGATATGCTTGCAAAGAAAGCAGCTCTTGTAGTTACAGGCAACCCTAGCTTTAACAGTTCTCTTGGCTGGAATAACAACCCTTCATTCCCTGAAGTACCTGAAGTTCCAGAAACAAATGTGACACCATTCCCTAGATCAACTCCCGGCAGCTTCCGTAGAGCCGAGGAACAATCTAACTTTACTGGACCAATTCAATTGTCGGTTAATATCGATGGTAAGGCGATTGCTACAGCTTTACAGGACACTTCTCTATCAGGAGTTTCATCGAGCGTTAATAGAACCTATGGAAGCTTTGCAGGTCGCTGATGGCTTTACCTGCTGAGATATCCGTATCATTCGATTTTAGTTCCGGTGCGACTTTCGGCTACCCGTTTACTATTGGCGATGCTAAGTACGGAGTTCTAGGCACAGGCACACTTGGCTCTTCTACAGTTCCAGTTCCGATTGTCGATCTAACTCCCAATGTCCGTAATATAACTATCAACCGCGGCAGAGATATCCAAGCTGATACTTACATCGCTGGCACAGCCGTTGTACGCATTACAGACCCAGATTCTTACTTTAACCCTCAAAACACAGCCAGCCCTTATTACGGCTATCTAGTACCTCTTCGCAAGGTCAGAATTGCAGCTACAACGGCAACAACCCAGGAGTTCCTATTCTCAGGTTACACAACCGAGTACCGCTATACCTATGACCAAGCCGAGCAGATGGGCTATGTCGATATCTATATCGCCGATGCCTTCCGCTTGTTTAACTTGGCTCAGATTACAACCGTTGCAGATTCAGGGGCAGGACAAGCAACCGGCACACGCATAGGCAAGATATTGGATCAAGTGGACTTTCCTGCCAATATGCGCACACTTGCTACTGGTCAATCTCAATGTATTGCAGACCCCGGAACGCTCCGCACAAGCCTTAATGCGGTTAAGAACGCTGAGTTCTCAGAGCAGGGTGCGTTCTTTATCAACGGCTCTGGCACAGCCGTATTTAAGGATCGTAATTCAGTAGCTTCATCTATTTCTGGGACTCCAATCGAGTTTAATCAGACTGGCGGGATTCCTTACCGCAACCTCATCTTTGCCTTCGATGACAAGCTCATTATCAATCAAGCCCAGATGACTCGCTTAGGCGGCACAGCTCAGTTCTATCAGAACGCAGACAGCATTGCCCGATACTTCCCTCACCAGTACAGCGCGCAGGATTTAGTTATTGATACCGATGCCAATGCTCTTAATATCGCTGCAACCTATGTCGCCACCAGAGCTGAGACAACAATCCGCATTGACCAGATGCTTGTCGATCTACTAGACCCAGCAGTTCCTACTGACACAATGATTGGCTTGGATTACTTTGACAATCTAAGGATCAGCAATATCCAGCCAGACGGCTCTACCATCGTTAAGACTCTGCAATGCCAAGGTCTATCGTGGAATATCAGCCCTAACAGCATGAGCGTTACAGTTACAACACTTGAGCCTATCGTCGATGGGTTCATCATAGGAAGCACAGAACGCGGTATAATTGGCGTTAGTGCAATGACTTACTAGGAGATAAACAGATGGCAACAGGCTTCCCAACGGTTACAGGAGATATCCTGACAGCCCCAATCTTTAACGGCTTAGTGACCTTTACCGTCGATGCAGACCAGACAGCAGATTACACAGCAGTCTCTGACGATCAGTACCAAGTCCTAGTACCTATGAACAAGGCAACAGCCGTGGCGTTCAAGATTCCTACCAATGCCTCAGTAGCCTTCCCAGTAGGCACAGCAATCACAGTTCTTAACAAGGGTGCTGGACTCTGCACAATCTCAGCAGTCACATCAGGCACAACAACAGTTCTTTCAGCCGGTGCAGTTGCAGCTTCTCCAACCTTGGCTCAATACAAGACAGCCGTTTGCATTAAGACAGCAACAGACACTTGGTACGTTGTAGGGGCAATCGGCTAGTGATCGGAGCAATCACAGCAGGGCTATATGCCGGTGGAGTGCCACCTGTAACTAACAGTTATGAGTCGATAGCAACTGTAACTGTTGGTGGCGGTGGCGCTAGCACGATTACTTTCTCATCAATCCCAAGTACGTTTAAGCACCTTCAGGTTAGATTCTTTTTCCAAGACAACCGAGGAACTTACGGTTCTGACGATATTGGCTTTAGGGTTGGTAACGGCTCAATTGATACAGGAAACAATTACGCTTGGCATGACCTTTACGGCAACGGCTCAAGCGCAGCAGCGCAAAACGTGACTTCAACAAGCCGCATGGAATTGAACAACGCTTCCGGTACAGGAGTAGCAAGCAACTTTGGCGCTGGAGTAATGGACATCTTGGACTATGCCAATACTTCTAAATATAAAACTATTCGCTCGCTTCATGGTAATGACGTAAACGGTACTGTTTCAGGCTTTGGTGGTCGTATTGCACTCGATTCAGGGCTATGGCAAAACACCGCAGCAATAAGCACGATTCAATTTGCGCCGCTTTATGGGTCATCATTTAACCAATACAGCCACGCAGCACTATACGGAATTAAGGGGTAATTATGGCAGCCGGATCAACATACACCCCAATAGCGACTCAGACATTGGGAAGCAGCGCATCTAGTGTAACGCTTTCATCTATTCCAAGCACTTACACAGATTTAGTGCTGGTGATAAATACGGCAGTTGCATCTTCAAGCGGTTCTATTCAGGCACGATTTAATGGGGATACAGGTGCTGTTTATTCAGCAACTCGACTATTTGGAAACGGCACAAGTGCATCATCTAATAGACTTTCAAGCGATAATTACCTTGCTTTTGGAACAATATCGACAACCCTTGGAACAACCATTGTCCAAGTAATGAACTACACAAACACAACAACGGCAAAAACTGCCCTTGTGCGTAACAATGATTCTTCTTCTGCCGTTTATGCCAATGTGACTATGTGGAAACCGGCAACTCAGGCAGCAATCAATTCAATCTATATTCAAAATAATGCTGGTTCTAACTTTATTGCCGGCTCTACCTTTACCCTCTACGGAATTCAGGCGGCATAATGGCAAATACATTTGAACTTATTGCAAGCTCGACCGTTGGAAGCGGTGGCGCAGCCGACATTACTTTCAGCTCTATTGCTTCCACTTGGACAGACCTATGCCTAGAATTGTCATCTAGAGCCACAGGCGCAGGGGCAAACGGCATCAACGTCAAACTTCAGTTTAACGGCGACACAGGCAGCAATTATTCTTACCGCAGAATCTACGGACAGAGTTCTACTGTTGCATCTACAAGCGCAACAGGCACATTCAACATTTCTGGAATATCGGTAGCCGGAGCAGACACAGCCAGCACCTTCTCAAACAATGCTATCTATATTCCTAATTATGCTGGAAGCACACAGAAATCCTATTCAGTTGATGGAGTGGCAGAGAACAATTCAGCCTTTGGCTTTCTGACTCTTATTGCTGGATTATGGACTAGCACCTCAGCAATCACATCTATTAAATTAACAAACGATGGTTACAACTTTGCAGAATACTCAACCGCCTACCTATATGGAGTCAAAAATGCCTAATCCAACAAGAATCGAAATCAACTGCGAGACAGGCGTGGAGTCAATCATTGAACTCACCGATGCTGAGGTTGCAGAACTTACCTATCAGGCTGAACTAGCAGCAGAGCAGAAGGCAGAAGCCGACGCTAAGGCTGAGGCAGATGCACAGGCTAAGGCTGCTCTACTTGAGCGTCTAGGGATTACAGCAGACGAAGCGAAGCTCCTACTGGCATGACTCCCAAGTTATGCAAAGCCGGACAACAGTTAAGGCTTCAGATAGATGATTCTTACGCGTCAAGAGATAAGTCCAGCGATGGCTGGCTTGGCGACTATCGTCATTCAACGCGTGCTTCTGACCACAATCCTGATGCAAAGGGTATCGTCAGAGCCATTGATATTGACAGGGATTTATCTGGAAAGGCAAAGCCTGACCTCATGCCTGACCTTGCAGATCAGATTCGACACGCAGCAAAGTCTGACAAGCGAATTGCTTACATCATATTCGCAGGAAAGATTGCTTCCCCTCGCATGGGCTGGCGCTGGCGCAAGTATTCTGGAATCAATCCGCATGACCATCATTGCCATATCTCTTTCACTACAAAAGGCGATCACGACGGTTCGTTCTTTTCTATCCCCATGTTAGGCGGCACAGTATGAATATGAAGCACCCAGCAATCGTTAGCCTTGGCGCGTTCCTAGCAGTATGGGGTACAACCTCAAACTTTGCTCTGGACTATCGCTCAATCCTCGGCTCAATCGTGGCAGGAGTGTTTGGATACGCGAGCCCTAAACGATGACACAGGAGAACTTCTTTACCCTTTACTTTGCAAGCTTGGCTGTTATTGGTGGCTTGGCTGGGTATGTTATTACTCATTTACTCTCTGAAATTAAGAGACTTAACTCGCGTGTCGATGAGATTTACAACATACTTCTAGATCGATAATAATGCCATGGCTAAGAAGAAGGTCATAGACCTAGACACTTACAACGCTTTAGATCAATGGGCGATTACTCTCAATGAGATGTACCGCGCCTTGCGTAAGGCTGGTTTCGCTGTTGATTTATCTTTAGCCATAATTACAGACCGAGATGCTTATCCGGATTGGATTCTTCCTAGCCTACCCAACCGCATCGACAATATCCCTTATGAAGATGATGACGAGGACTAATGAAGCGAATCGTAATCCTGAGCGATCTACAAGTTCCCTTCGAGGACATACATCTAACTCAGAACATTGCAAGATTCCTTAAGACCTTTAAGCCAGACCAGACAGTAACAATCGGTGACGAGATTGATTTTCAGACCATAAGCAAGTGGTCAGAAGGCACACCTCAAGCCTACGAGCAGAGCCTTGGCGATGATCGTGACAGGTGCGTTCAGCTTCTATGGGAACTAGGGGTCACAGACTGCATACGATCTAATCACACAGACCGGCTTTACAACATAATTATGAAAAAAATCCCCTCATTCCTATCCTTGCCAGAGCTTCGCTTCGAGAAGTTCATGAAGTTTGATGAGCTAGGCATAACCTTCCATAAGAACCCTATGAACATCGCTCCTAACTGGATTGCAGTCCATGGCGACCATACGCCTATCAAGCAACAGGGTGGGCTCTCAGCCCTTGAAGCAGCCCGTAGGCATGGCAAGAATGTCATATCAGGACATACTCACAGAGCAGGGCGTAGCGCCTTCACAGAAGCCTCTGGCGGGCGTTTAGGGCGTGTTCTGCATGGAGTTGAGGTAGGTAATCTCATGGACTTTAGACAGGCTTCATACACCAAGGGAACAGCTAATTGGCAGCAAGCCTTTGCGATCATGTATGTCAAGGGCAGCAATGTCCAAGTGGACATAATCCACATCGAGAAGAACGGCACATTTATCGTGCAAGGTAAGGTCTATGGGCGCAGCCGCTGAGATCGCAATCCCTGACTTTGAAGATGAAGACCCTTCTCAAATCGTTATCGTTTCGTTATCTAAAAAAGGCGGCTGTCGCATACGCCTGATGTAATCTGAGCCTAACAACAACAGAAAGGGCTCAAAATGATTACCAATCATGATCACATAGTTATACTCTCGATGCTTATTGGCTCACTTCCCGGCTTCTTAATTGGCTACGCCAAGGGGCATGAACACGGCAAGATTCAGGGCAAGATAAATGCCCGCCGCCTTATCAAAGCTCAGACCCAGCATCAGGTTAATCGATGAACGCCCGTGATTACCTCAACGAAGCGAGAGCTACTATCCAAGACCGAGGACTTGATTACGGTCACCCATCGGACAATATGCAAAGAACCGCCGCACTCTGGAGTTCATACCTCGAGATGCCAGTTACAGATTATCAAGTGGCGATGTGTATGGCATTGGTCAAAGTCGCAAGGTCAATGGAGACTGCTAAGCCAGACACTTACATCGACCTCGCAGCGTATGTTGCCATAGCCGGTCAGCTACATACAGAGGAGAATGATCTATATGTTTAATCTATCCGAGTATCAAACCTGCGCAGAGCGCCTAGAACTATTTTGGAAGGACAATCCCGATGGCAGAATTGACACTAAACTTATTGAAGCCAGTCAAACGCGCTTTATCGTACAGGCGTTTATTTATAGAACTGAAGCTGATCAATACCCTTGGGCTGCTGGGCTCGCAGAAGAGACGGTTCAGGGGCGTGGAGTCAATGCTACTTCTGCTCTTGAAAATTGTGAGACCTCAGCGTTAGCAAGAGCTTTAGCCAATGCAGGTTACAGTCCTAAAGGTGACCCATCAAAGCGCGCAAGCCGTGAAGAGATGAGCAAGGTTGCAACTAAGGCAGCAATCATTGATCAAGTAGCACAAGTCAAAGCAAAGATGGCAGATACATCGAAGGAATACATACCAGTAGAGAAAGCGAGTGATCCATGGGAGATTTCAAGTGCTGCACCGGTGACAACCATGGAGCAAGCTGTAGAGACGGTCAAGGCTGTCCTTGGTGGCACTCCGATAGACGAGAGTTGTATCCATGGTGCTCGTGTATGGAAGACCGGAACTTCTAAGGCAGGTAAGCCTTGGGGTCATTGGAAGTGCATGGCTCAGATTCTAGGCGATGCAGAACGCTGCGAACCTATCTGGTACGAGATCGATAAAGAGACCGGACAATGGAAGCCTCAGGTTAAGCGCTGATGGGATACATACAGTTCTTAAACCAAGATGGTGAATGGGAAGAATTCCCTAATGAGGAACAGCGAGCCAATTTAAGGGCTAATGCTGAACTGCTCGAGGAACTGGGTTACAAGCTAATATGCCAGTTATGTAATAAGTTTCCAACTAGATCACAGATTCGCACACGCTACTTATTGCATGAGTGGACATGCGAAGAGTGTCACACAGTTAATTCTGCTGGGAAAGCATGACCCGAAGCAGGAAAGACCGAGGCTTTCGTACCGAGCGAGTGGTTGCAGCCTACCTATCGCAATGGTGGAGAAGCGCGAGCATCGGTCGAGGGGCTGGTAAGGATATTCTCAATGTTCCGTTCGATGTTGAGATTAAAGCTAGGACAGACTTCCAGCCTTTAGCATGGTTGCGCCAAGCCACTAAGAGAGCAGTAGCTCATCAGGAGTTGCCGTTCGTGGTGTGCCGTATGAATGGACAGGGTGAAGATGCTTCCGAGTATCTTGCTTTCATGCGGTTTAGTGACTTGGTTCAACTATTGCTTAAGTCCGGTTACGGAGATATCCAGCAGGATTCGGTACAATTAGAACCTGAAAGATGCGCAGCTTGCGGATCGTGGAAGTTAGTGGGAGTGTTATGCCGTACTTGCCAGAAGGTCGATAATGCCAATCTATGAGTTTGAGTGTAATAACGAGTCATGCGAGGCTAATGCTCGATATGACAAGGAACTATCTATAAGCGAGCCACACGATCTAGATTGTCCGTTCTGTGGTGAGACGATGAGGAAGGTGTACTCAAGTGTCCCAGCAGTCCATTTCAAAGGTTCAGGATTCTATTCAACAGATAAGTAGTTATGCACAGCCTGTGGATAAGTGGTTAAGAAAGTTACTCTCACGCTTACGACACTCCCAAGTTATCCACATGCTTGACAGAGGCGGTACACTATCTTCGCTAGAGCCCTTCAGGGGCTCAGAGCGGGCGCTTAAGCGGATAGCCCGCTCGGTAGCAATCGTTATTGGGATAGCTCTATCTATGCAGAGTACTGCAGTAGGACAAGGCTCAATCAAGCCTTACCAAAGCATTAGGTTATTAGCTGATTATCAATTAACAGAAGTACAAGAGAAGTGTCATAACGATATCGTTTATAGAGAATCTCGATTTAAGAGATATGCAGTTAATGGATCACATCATGGTTACTATCAAGGTAGAAGTGAGTACCTAAAGGGTAAGCCAGATGATGTGCAGTTCTATTGGTATTGGCGTTATGTCAGCTATAGATATGGGATAACAGAGTATGATGAGCCTGACTATTGTAAGGCACTACATCATCTAAGAGTTAAGGGTTGGCAATGAGTAGCAAGCGCAATGACCCTAGACTCTCAAGGAAGTATAAAGAGGTAAGGCTTAAGGCATTAGCTCGTGATGGTTATGTCTGCTTCTATTGCGGAGCTGAGAATAAGGACATGACTATTGATCACATTATTCCAATTAGCAAAGCACCTGAGTTAGCCATTGATATTGAGAACATGGTGACTGCGTGTAAGCCATGCAACAGCTCGAAGGGCTCACGCTCACAGGGCGTTTTTTTAGACAACAAGCGTAC